GTTGATTTAGTAATTACCCTAACCTTCAAAGGTTCGGATAATGGTATAACAATAGTTTCCTGGATATCACTAATAGATTCAGCTTTATGCATTAAATAATCAATATCAAGTTTATGGTAAGAATTATATTCAATCGAGTTCTTTGTATATATAGGGTCACTTATGACCACCTCATTAGGTACAGAAAATATAAGATGTTGACGAGCACCACCTTTAATTTTACTCAACTCAAAACTACTGTTATGAGATGGTTCAAGACTGCCAGGGGTTAAGAAGAAATTCTTATATTTTGGCAAGACATCGACTAACGGGGAGAAAGTATCACTTATAATATCTATATCATTTTTGTAAGTGAACATACATCGCTGATCATACTCAATACCATCCCATTCTATACAACCAGTAATAGGCCCGAATTCTTCGTGCTCTATCCGATGTGGAAAATGTTTTGGTAGTGTTGTCATAGCTATAGCATGTTTAACAATCTCTTTTTCTAAATATACGGGTGGCACACTAGCTGCACCACGCTTAATCCCTTGGAGAAAACTCCAACAGAGATATAGCGATTTTCTGTTGCGTGTGTTAAAAATATTCTTCAGAAAGCGTTTCATATTCCCGGTCCACAATAAATAGGAACTAGGGAAACCCTTGGGTTTATTTGGTAAATCTTGTTTTAAATAATTAGCCATAGGACATGCTGTATGATACTTCATAAACGGCACAAAATCTAAGACATTAATTTTCAATAAATTACGAAATAAATTCATCTGATCGTCAAAACAGAAACGATGATGTAAATCACCGTTCTTAGACAATGCATCAGATAAAACCATCCATTCGCTATAAGCAAACTTAAGACAGTCCCGTACCTGGTTAGATAAATATAGAAATTTAGTTCCTCGGAATCGAGTAACAAAAGATTCTATTTCCCTCACAGCCAGATCATACTCCTTCTGTTTCGCAGCAGACCCCTTATTATGGGGGTTAAAGCGTTCAATATCTATCATAAGCATTTCACCGAATTGCCTCTCAGACACAAACTTCACAGAACCAGCAACGTGTTCACCTTCGATCCCTCGAAAGAAAGAAGAAAACACATCTGGTACTACATTCACTATTAATCTAGTGTATGCTCGAGCCGGGAAGGTGGTTATACCACTTTTTCCCGCGCCGAGATTCCTTGGGACACCCAAGGTCTGTGACCTAAACACATCGCACAACATTCTTAACGAACGTTGGTCTTGACGAAT